TCTTACAAGTAAAATTATTTCCACTAGTAAAGTCTAGTGTAAAGGCAGATGTTGCTATAGCAGCAGTTACAGAAGGAGCTAATATCATTCCATTAAATGTAGCTATACTTGTATAGGTTTTAGCTCCTCTAATAGTATCAGCCGTAGATACTCGTACATATCTAGCATCTGCTATAGATACATCAGGAATTTGATCAGCACTTACAGGATTTTTAAAGGTTAAGGCTGTATCATCTGCAATATATTGAGCAGCATTAACTGTAATAGCTGTAGCACTTTCTCTACTAACTACATGAGTACTAGCTAATACAGATGTACCATGAACTGTATATCCTACACCAATACTAGTAGATAGATTATCTATACTAACAATAGTTGCTGCACTTACTTTACCATCTACATCAGCCGTAGCCATAATAGATGTATTAGCTACATCATAAGCAGCTACCGTACCAAGACCTAATCCACCAGCATTAAGCATTTGAACGGAGGTTCCATCAGAAAAATAAAATCCTCTTGAAGATGGAGTAACAGTAACAGGAGTTGTACCTGTAGCAGTTTTTAATGTTAATATTGCACTACTTTGTCTAACACTTTTATCATTAACAACATAAAATTTAGAAGTAGAAGGAAGAATATAACTCATATTAGAAGAAATAGTTCCTGCTACTTCAAACATAGCAGTACGAGATTGATCATTTGCTCCATCATTTTCTGTTAAAGTGTAATCTGAATTATCTGCTGGAACAGTTACAATAGTATAACCTGCAATAGCATCGTCTATTAGTTGAATAACATTACTATTTAGACGCTGACCCCAAGTGTTAGCGTTTTCGCCATCAGCTTGTAGCTCTAAATTTATGCGTGTCGTATAAGTTGATGACATTTCCTATCTCCTATAAATTATAATCTTCTGGATCAGGCCAGAGGTCTACTATTCCACCCTTATTTGTAGGATCTTCACCCTCATTTTCAACTACCCACTTAGGATACACTGCCTGAAATCCTGCCTTATCTGTAACAGCCGTTATATCTGTAACCATTTTATCACTTGCTGTTCGTACCGCATCTCTATAGTTCTGTATATCTGTTGGAATAGCTATACCCTTATCTGTCTTACGAATATAATACCAGTCTGTTTGACTTAGAATACTATTTTGAGTCCTATTAACCCTGTTTATCTTTGATTCCTTTATAGCATCAATATCTTTATCTTTCTTAGAGAAAGTTTTAGTCACATTATTTTCATTAATTGTATAGGTATACTTCCCACTCTGAGATTCTGTTTTATGATCAATACTATCATGATCTTCAATAACATGATAAATACCTATAGCTTTTAACTCTTCAGCAGACCATACTGAAAAGATATTAGCGGGGTATTGTGTACCTGCCTCATCTGTATAAGGTCCACCCCTTATTTCTTTTATAACTTGATCTGCTTTTACTAACGCAAACATTAATCTTCTCCTTATATTATTAACTTACTGGTGGATGAGTGCCATTATGCATCTCATAAACTTTATCTAAATTTTTATGCACAACTTTCATTTCTGTTTGTAATTCTGCAATGTGTCTATTTAAATCTTTTAAATTAGAGGGTGAAAGAATAGTACCAAATACTCCATTCTGATGTTTTATAACAGCCGAATCTGCTTCTGTTCTATCTAACCTAGTATTTAAATCATGTACTTCTACATTTATATTTTTAATATCTTGTATTACTCTAGCTAATTGAGATTTAACAACAGCAAACGCTCCTGCTAAACTTGCCAGCAGGGTGCCAAATTGAATTAATTCTCTTATACCAAACTCCACTTATATACATCCCTTACATGCCCAACCTAAAAAGTAATATATAATTGTTATCACACCTATTATTATTAATACCTTGAATCCTTCTACTAATACTTTATTCCAAAATATTTTATCTTCTTGAGCTTTTTCTCTAGCTCTTTTTTTTGCTAATTTCTTAGCAGCTTTCTTTTTTTCTACCAGTTTAGTATGCTGTATTATTATTTCATCCCAAGTTCCAAATCCAAATTTTTTATCTATTTCACGAGATAATCCTTGAAGAGCTACTTCTTTTTTCTTTTCTTCTAATACTTTATTAGCAACTGCTGAAATAGAAGTATCATCATCATATCCTTCATCTCCACTACGAATACGTAAAACTTGTTGCATACGTGTACGGGGTAATTTTTTACCCTTATTAGTCTTTTCTTTTTTTTCCTCTTTCTGTTGTGTATTAAATAAATTTTCTAAGGCGCTACCTATATCCTTAATATTATGTGCAGTTTCAATCGCTCCCCTTACAGCCGTTATGGCCGCAATTGTTGTGCTTATAGGTTCCATGTTCCCCCATCTTTCTTATCTTGCTTTTGCCTGTGCTACGCCACTACCACCAAATGGATTCTCAGCCCATGCCATGTAGATATAAGTACCTGTATCAGTATTCCAAGAACTAGCAGTATTTCTTATCTTAAATCCATTACTGGTGAAATCTATGGCATCAGCAGTTGGGCTTTCTACGTCAACTAAATTTGCCCTTAAATTATGAGTAACCTCATTATATGGATCACGTACAAAATCTCGCATTTCCCAATCGCTTATAGCATCTGTTCGTTTCACCATCAAAAACGCTGGTTTGAAACCCGTGTAGATAAAAGGACCGTCCGCATTACCACTCCCTGTATAAGATCCAAATTTTGAATAGCCTTCAACCTCTTTCCAAACGTAAGCAATCATAGCTTCGCTTGGTCCGTTAGTGCTATGAGAAGTACCTACAGTGAAAACCCACGGGGCAGAAGTTGAAGGAGCGGTATTGTTCCATATAGCAGAATTTGCGGAGGCTGCTGTGGCAGTAAAACGAAGTTCTTCCGTTGCGCCACAGTCTTTGTGATAAATAGACCAGCCGTCAGCCACAGCACGATTTTTAACTATTACTAAATCAGCGGTTGCTCCTAGTCCATGTCCAACTGTAGATGCAGTAGAAGCAGAATGCCCTGTATAACTAACTACACTAAACCCTGCCGTAGAATTTACGGATACACTTGATGCTAAATCACCATCTGTATTAGATGATCCTGTACCATTAGCTGCCCATTGCCACAGAACAAGGGATTCAGCAGACGTATTAACCGCAGCCATGTTTCCTATTTGAACACCCTGTTGAAGGAAGCGTTGGACAGAATTAGTATCTGTAGCTTCAATATCTGTAGTACTAGACTCTAAATATTCATAAACTCCTCTCACACGATCTTGCCAAATATGTTCATCAGTAGCATCACGGTTCTTGATCCATGAGAAACCTGTAATGCCAGCGGTGTTTGCTGCCATATTATCTTGGTTAAGAAACTTGAAACCAGTGGGGATTGTTACGTTATCAAGTAAGCCACTTTGCCCGAAATCAATATCAGCTTCACGCCCAGAATAAAACTGGAACCCAAAATTAAATGTTGCTCCGGTAAGCATAAAGGATTGGCCAGTGCCAGCAGCCGGATCACCATCAAATGAAGTAGCCGATCCACACCAGTAAGTCGCAGCTGCGCTATCATCGTACCAACCAAACCAAACCTTTAAAGCATCAATATCCACAGCTAGTAATATAAGATCGTCCGTAGCGGCTGCCGCTGCCATCGTGAAAGCCCTGTCATTGGTGGTTGACAGGTTAGCGACTGAGAATCCTGTGCCGCCTGTAAAACTCGCACCCCAAGCATTTGCCGATGTAATCGGATTAGCAGTAGCCGTTGAAAAATTCTCATTAAATATATAGGGATCACCTCTATATGAACTTTTTGTCGCTGGATTTACTGCAAGTATCCATTTACCAGAAGTTAGATAACCTATCGTACTTCCAACATTATTTGTTACATCCGTTGTTGTACCCGCACCGTGTAAATTGCCCTTTGTCAATGTAACAGCCGCATTCCAAACCTCTTGGTTAGGATTTAACGTAGCAAAATTCTTTGTAGGAGTATCTATTGTCTGATTATTAGCACCTAAACTTCCAGATTCAGCCCAATCATTTATCTCAGGCGATGTATCATCTCCCAAGTCTGCCGCTGTACCATATTCTAAATAGAAGCCTTCATCTCCAAAACCACTACTACCTCCCCCAGCAGTGTTTAGAGTTGCCGCTGTCACTTCCTTTGGTATCCAACGGTTTGTTGAAGTGTCTGTCTGACCAAAAACAGAAGGAGAAAGAGCATACCCATCTACCATTATTGTCTCAGCCATGTAGCCGTCATAATACTCTGTGCTAGGAACATTAGTGCCGCCTGCTGCCATCGCATGAAGAACGGCTGTATTTATAATGGTTTCTTGATTTTGAGAGGGATAGGTAGGAGAAGATGCGGTTGACGTGATATTAGTAGACTGCACTCCATTGATAGCGAAGTATACATCATCTCCATCGGGAGATGCAGGAGTACTATCATATCTAAAGAATATATGTATCCACTCCGCAGATTGTCCCATCACTCTATCTAAATCTATTCTACCTTTCCAAGTAGATGAGATATAGTTTTCAAAAGTAAGCTGTAGATTGGAATCAATTCTAATAGATGAATAATCCCCATTCCAATCCCCGGCTAAAATAAGCTCTCCTCTTGATTCATCTCCGGGTTTAATCCAAGTTGAGAAAGTCCATTGCTTTAGATTTGAGGCAGTGCCGGGAGTTCTGGTTAATCCATCACTATCACCAGTAATAAACATACAAGAATTATCTACAGTATGACTATCGGTAAACGGTATGAAGTTACCTACACGTTGACCACCACCATTACCTTCATAGAGTATGGGTAGGAACTGATTTGAGGGTTTGGTTATTGTTGGGGCTGGGAAGTTGGCTGTGTTTAATGCCTTGAAGTCTGTTGGCGGAGTATGTGCGAACGCTGATTGCCCGAAGTTAAAGACGTCCACGGGAGTTCCAGAAGACCCATCTATAGCGGCAAACCAATTGCTTCCAGATAAGTCAGTGTAAGCTGCATTAGTACCAGCAGCAGGATCACCGGAATTGTGCCATGTTCCGTCTTCCCCCCACCAGATTTTTCCATTGTCCATATCAAGGGCAACCATAATAACATTACTTGTCGTATAACTGTTACCATAAGCTGACTCTGTTCCGTTTTCCCCCTTGTTGCCATTGGTGCTAAGCAAGTAACGAGCATCTCCTACATTGGCTACCGAAGACGCCAAACCATAGCCGCCTGTCGGAAACGCCTTTCTAAAATCATCTACAATCCCTATTCGTTTCACCGCAGAATTTCCCACAGTGACTTCCCAATACCATTTGCCACTGGACATCATTATTGTTGAAGTTGCGATACCCCCGCCACTTGTTGAGCGGTAGCCTAAGTTACCATCTTGAATATCAAGATACGAAGCAAACTTTAAAACATTTAAGGTGGCGTAATTACCAGTATCACTCCCACTATCCGCTGGACGGTCATAAACCCAGACCGGAGTATTGTTGGTAGTAAAAGAATTATCTGTTCCTACACTCAATCCACTATAACTAACATCATTACCTAAAGCAGATGAGTCAGCAAAGTCTAACCAGAAACCATTTGTGCTTTTTTCAGCGGTAACAATCGTTGTTGGATCTTTTGGTATCCAAACTCCATCTGAGTTTTCTTCTCCAAAATCAGAAGGTAAACCAGCATAACCATCTAATAAAATTGTTTCAGATAAATAACCATCATAGTATTGAGCGACACTACCATACTTACCGATATAATGAGGCTGGGCATCATTTACATTTAAATCTAGATCCAAGGTTGGCTGACCATAGGTATCAGTTTTTGCCTGCTGGGCACCATTAACATAAATTTGAATCCTATTAGCTCCGGCAGCTAGAGTAGAATCATATACAACAACTACATGATACCAAGCGGTAGGATCACGAAATTTGGCGGTTGTTTGTTCTCCATAAGATGTTGCTCCTGCTGGCTGTGACTCCAGAAAGAATGTGTCTGTTCTAGCATCCCCCGGATCACCTCCAGTGACAATAATCGTAAATGATGATCCGCTTCCATCGTCAGCCGCCAATATACAAGGATCATCCGTATCCCCTATCTCACCTAGCTTACACCACGTAGAATATGTCCATGTTTTTCTATTACTAGCACTACTTGGAGTACGGTTTAAATATTGAGTAGAAGCTCTACTTAATTTTATAGCTCCTTTAGGGACATACCCAGCAGCCGCTCCACCAGTAGATGAAGCTGCACCCATTAAAAGATTATTACTAAATACCATTAACCATATTCCTTTGAAAGTATAGACTGAACAGCCGTTGAAGTTCTAACAATATAATCTAATCTACTGACCGAATTTATACTAGTTGGAATAGTAGGAGCACTAGCTTCAATCCACTCCCAATTACTTCCATATCCTAATGTATGAAGTCCTGATCCATCCTGTGCAATAAATATACTTCCAACCTGTCCTGGTACACAATTAGTTGGACTTTCTAATGTTCTATTTCCACCTAGAGTTAAATGAAAATTTTGTCCAGCATTAAAATCTACAGCAATACTTGCCCCATCTGTTAAACTAACTAAGTCAGCTACGGCTGCTGTCTCAATATGAAGGTTCTTACCAAGTAAAGTATTAACTCCAATAGCCATAGCACTTACATAAATATCCGTACCTGATACTGTACCACTTAATGTACCTCCTGCTAAAGGTAAGTGATTTCCAATGCTGGTAGCAAGTGCAGAAGAAGTTGCAGCTAATACTGTATTAATAGAAGTCGTAACATTATTAATTGAAGTTATTGCTCCAGTATTAGTAGTGATATTAGTATTGCTATTACCTATACTAGTAGCAAGAGCAGATGATACATCAGCCACTACTGTATTAATAGAAGTTATAGCAGCTAAATTTACAGAGGTAAGAGCGGATACATTAGCTACTACAGTATTAATAGATGTAATAGCTGCTGCATTAACCATAGTTAGTGCAGAGACATTAGCTACTACTGTATTAATAGATGTAGTAACATTATTAATAGAAGTTATAGCACTTGCATTAGTTGTTATATTTGTATTACTATTACCTATACTAGTTGCTAAAACACTTGAGACATCAGCCACTACTGTATTAATAGATGTGATTGCAGCTAAATTGACAGAAGAAAGTGCAGAAACATTAGCTACTACCGTATTTATAGAAGTTATTGCAGCTAAATTTACAGATGTAAGAGCAGAGACATTAGCTACTACAGTATTAATAGAAGTTGTAACATTATTAATAGAAGTTATAGCAGCCGCATCAGGTACAGCTACCCCACCTACATATATCTGTGTAGCAGCATATACATTAGCTGCCGATACATCACCTGAAAATACGGCTGATGTTCCAGATACTGGTACTCCAAAAGTAGCAGCACTACCAGCGGGAACAGATAATCCAGTAGTAACAGCAACATTTCCTAGAGATACTGTACCAAATGTCTGATTAGCAGCTAGTCCAATAACACCACTAACAGTAATAGTAGTAGCAGCTACACCTCCTACCGTAAAGGCCATACCAGTACCACTTACTAGGGTCTTCATAGTTCCACCCTCTGCTGATGGAACATTAGTTAGACTAGAACCATCACCAGTAAAGTAGGCCGCACTAACTGTACCAGAGAACACTCCCCCAACTGCATATATAGATGCACCTACAGAAACATCTCCACTAAACTCTGCTGCTACTCCAGATACTTTAGTTGTAAAGCTACCTGTAGCTGCTACAAAATCAGTAGAACTTACTTTTGTACTAAATGATCCATTAGCTCCATCAATGTCACCAGTAACATTACCTATGAGAGCACCATCAAAAGTGGCTGCACTCACTGTACCAGAGAAAACTCCACCAGCAGCCCAGATAGAACCTGCTACCGTAACATCACCACTAAAATATCCAGAAGAAGTAGATACACGAATACCTGCTAAACTTACTGCAATAGTAGGATTACCAGATGCACCATCAGCATTAGTAATTACTACTCCATCTCCAGCCGTAAGTGTTCTACCATAAGGAGTGCCACCACTCATAGCTACTAATCCCGTAAGATCAGTAAGAGTAGTAAATGCATTTATAGTAGAAGCAGTAGCAGTAATATTAACTCCATTTAATGCTAGTGTTCCATCAATATTAACTGTACTCTGAGATAATTGTAAAGCACTATTAGTTGCATCTCCAGACTGAATAGTTTGAAGACCACTAGTTATACCTGCATTTGTAGAAACATTAACCTTTAATAACTGGTTATATGTATTTGATATTTGTTTACCTGTTAATTGTGTACTCATACCATATTCCAATATCTCACTTCAGATTCCCAATTATTAGTATTAGTATCCCAAGCTGTTTTAGCAACTAAATTTACATCTGGCCGGGGATTACGAATATTTTCATCATCTCTTACATCAGGAGATTTATTTTGAGGGCTATTGACTAAGTTAAATGCTCCATCCCAATCCGTAGGACAGACTAACATACCATAACTATTCATACGCATTACTCTGTGTGGATATCTAAAACCACAGGTATCGCAAATAGCTACTGAATTTTTATTATTTGCCATTATACATATCCTATCTTAGGTAAGAAATAAATACTAGCTCTTTCCTTATCCTCTTCCATTGCATTTTTAAACTGTTCACCATATACAGTTTTTAACATAGCTATTCTAGCAGCTTCTACTCCTGGCCGTTTCATAGACATATAGTAAGCTAGACCTGTAGTTAAACAGGGTAGAAACCGTCTAGGAATATCTGCATTCTGACTAGCAGACTTATTTATATCCTGCAAGAATCCTATACGTTCTACTTTAATTACATCTGTAGAATTTTCAGGTAGAGGCCATACATACATTGTGGGATAAGCCTGATTACGCTTTACCGTATACTGTGATGGCCTACCTGTCTGACCTTTGGTTGGTATCTTGAGAAATTCCTCAAAAGATATACGTGTCATCTGAAGATCTGTATTATCTCTATTAAGTACTGCTTCCATAACATCAATCGTAGCACTACTTAAGTCATAAGTTGTAGTACTAGTTGTTACTGTAATAGAACTAACGTCAGTAGACCAGAGTAGTATTCCCTGGTTTTGCCAGTCAGCTAGGAGTAAGTTTAATGACCTACGTGCTGAAGCTGGTTCGTGACCAAGAACTTCTCCCCCACCAATCATTTCAGTGGCTTCTTGAATAACAGCATCAATATCTAAATCAAATGCATATGTTCCTGAAAGTGCCATGTTATTCCTTTATATTAAATAGTGTGACCAGTGGGTCTTGTTTTATTAGGTTTAGTTTTAGGTTTTTTATTAAAGTCTATATGCTCTACTGAAACAACAGTCCACAATTCTAAATCCTTAAGTTTCCAGATTTGAGCTTCATTTCCATTATAATCTACATAAGAAATTTCTAATTTTCCAAGTAGTCCAGGTTGAGGTGGTCTGACTACCGCACACACACCCATATTTGCATGCATCATTACACTTTCGGTAGCTGCTTTCTTAGAGATTTTATCTGATTCCATTATCTTAAGCATAGCATCTAAGGATCTACAAACTATTACAACTATTCCAAATAAGTGTGTATCTGGATCAATTTCTACTTTCTCCTTAACAACAGGAGATTCAGTAACAGGAGGTTCGGAGGTACATCCTACCAACCCTAGTATTAATAGTATAGGAAGTAAATGTTTCATATTATAACCTTTCAATTTATTTCTTTCTTCCCCTACTTTTACCCTTCTTTAATGTACCACCACCTTTTCTAGGCTTAACACCATACTTACCTTTCCATTTATTATAGACTTCTGGCTCATTGATCTTTAAGAAGTCTCTTTGTTTTTTAGATTTAAAGGGCATTATGAATCATAGAATTGAGATACAAAATCAACACCATTATTAACTTGTCCACCCTTTTTCAATCCACGCACAATACGTTTCTTTTCATCTTTAAGATTACGTCTACCTTGTGGAGTATAGGCTTTCTCTGCATCAACTCGACCAAGTTCCTCTAACCTATTCTCACGACTAGTATTATGATGTATAGGTCCACCACGTTGATACTTTTTACGTTTAGCTTCAGACATTGTACCTGAACGAGATTCTTCAGCAGGAGATAAACCTACACGGCTCATCTGACCACCAGTAGCTTTTTTTGTAACCTTACCTCCTGTTTTCCTAAATTTAAGTGGAACTTTACTATCAGGTGCGGTTTCCAAAGCAGATACTAAATCTTCACGTAATGCCCTAGCTCTTTTAATACGGCCTAAAAGTTTTTTATTTGGTTCATCAGCTTGAGTTAATTTACGAAACATTGCAGTAAGTTCTTTACCAGTATAATTCTTAGCTAAAGCTGAAGCACTTTGTCCTTCTAACTTTTTACGTACTTTAGGTATATGTGGTAAAACTCTTTTTTCAACTTTACGTTTCTTACTGCCTCGTGATGCTGTTTTTGCTCCTTCTTTAGCTTCCTTCATTACAGCTTTTGCACCCTTACGTTTAACTTTTACTTTAGGTCGATCCCCCCGTAATTCTTTACGAGCTTTACCTAAAGCAGAAAAAGCCGGACTATCTCCTTCTGGTGTTTTAATTTTTTTCTTCCGTTTTAAAATATATGATGCAGCCTTTGCCGCTAACTTTCCAATAGTCATTTTACTTCTCCTTAATCATATATTGAAGATACAAATTCTGTACCACTAACTATTAATCCACCTGATTTACGCTTAACAATTTTTCCACCAGATTTAGCTGTCCTAATAGATTTTTTCTTTTTATGTGGTTTATTCTTTTTAAGTTTTGTATGGCGTGTTACACCTTCTTTATCCGTTGGAGGACTTCCTAATATTTGTTTAATTTCTTCATTAGTAAGGCCTTGCATCCAATCAGCAGAAGCTATTTGTTTACCTTTTTTATATTTTTTCACGACTTGTCCTCCATCTTTTCTAACTTTAGGTCTTTTTTTAAGATCACGTTGAGCTTCTCTTATTGCTTTCTTTACTTTTTTTATTTGTTCTTTTAATTTAGTAATATTACGATTAGACGGTTCTTTAAACATTTTATGACCTTTAGAATCGTGTAGATCATCCTCTAAAATCTTTAATTTCTGATTAGCTTTACTAATTAAATCTTTAAGTTCTTTTGCTTTTTTTTGTTCAGCCGATTTACGTTGTCCTCTAAGCCCTGCAATTTCTTTTTTACTTTTTGATTTTATAGCTGTACTACCACCTACACCTGTTTCTCCCAGTTTACGCCTTAAGCCCTTTGTAGCAAAACCACGTTCAGCATGCCATCCAGGTTGCAGTTTACCTTTATAAGGTTCTTCTTTAACAGCCCTCTGCATCTCTTTTTTAGAAATACCACGCTTACCTTCAGGTATTTTTTTAACTTTTACACCACCTATTGTTTTTCTACCACGAGTACCGATACTTTTTAAAATACCCTTACTTACACTTTTTGCTATGGGACCAGTAACCATTATAAATCTCCTATACTACTTTACCCCAACCACGAAGAGCTTTACCTACTCCACGGCCAGATTTAATTTGACCACCATGTTTGCGGCCCTTTATACTCATACCAGATTCACCCGAACGAATCATAGCTTCAAGATCATCTATTTGATCTTGTCCAATAGTTTTTCCACGCATACCTTCATATATCTGTGAAGCTGTACCTGGAGGTGCTGGACTTAATTTTTCTTCTATCTGTTCATATGGTTCTAAAAATCTCTTTTCTCTATCAGAGTATGTTTCAGCTTTAGATTTTAAACGACCACTGGGATGTTCTACTACACTACGTTTTTGACGAGGATATTTAACTTTAGGTTTTTTACTCCCTCGTGGAACAGCATCACCAGTATAGGGAGATGCTCTCCTACCTTGGCGTACTAGTGTTTGTTCTCTTGCTCCACCCGATGTAGAACCACTATCCCTACCTTCCTTTTCCATTATAGATTTTTGTTCTTTTCTTAATTGATTAAATTCTTTACGTTCTTCTTTACTCATATGAGCTAAATCTTTTTTAGTCCATTTCTTTTTAGGTTTAGGTTTCTTTTTCTTACCCTTCTTCTTATCAGCTTTCTTAGCTATAGCTGCTTTTGCTTTATTAACTCTCGGTTGTCCAAGATGCTCAATTGCCTTTTTCTCACCAAATTTCTTTGCAAACTTAGCAGTATCATCCACCATCACAGATGGTTTCTTTAAAAGTTTTAAAGCAGCCTTTGCTGCTTGAGCAGCTAATTTTGCAACGGCTGGAGCAACCATCTTACTGTCCTTCCCTCTTATAAGTATTACTATGATCTATAGGGAAGCTTTCGCCCTGTGGATAGTCTACATCACATACAGCATAGATAGGACCATGAACGGCTGGACCTGTATGTGCTGCACCAAACCCCTGACCTGTTGGCTTTGCTACAGGTAGTTTTGAATCTTCTTTCTTAATAGCCATTATGCTCTCCCTTTCTTTTTTCTTACTTTGTCAAGTAGTAAAGCAAATCTTGCTCTCTGTCCTTTTTTTCCTTTAGACTTAGCAGCAGCATTTAATTTAGCTTTGGGAATTTTTTCACCTTTTTTAATTCCCAGTTCTTTTCTTAATGCTCCAGGTTTCTTTATAGCTTTTTTAATATTAAGTTTCTTTTTCTTTTTCTTTCTTCCAGGTCTTTTAATTTCCATCGCAATATTAGCTCTACTAATAGCCATTAGGTTGATCCTCTAATCAGTGTATCAGGTCCACCGGCAGGGCTGGCATTAACTGCCATATCATCCTGTCTAGTCCTACGTGCCTGATTACGTAGTGCATTAATGTGATACTGATACTGTGCTTCCCATAATTGAGTAGAAGTTGAGTCTTTCATAAATAAAGATGCCTCTACCATACATGCAGTAAATAGGGCATCATAACAAAAATCTGTAAAGTAGTTGGATGTAGTTCCTGTAGAGGTAAGAGTAGTTGGTCTTACTACCGTCATAATCTCACCATCATGTGTAGATACTGGAGTAGGAGCAATTCGTATTTCAGTATTACCTCTATAAGCATAATAAATTGGAGCACTGGTACTGGCACTTACAGGCCAGAAGTCATTTACATACTCCATTGTACGCAATAACATATTCTTCCGTGACCCATCCTGAGTCATGGAGAAATTCCTAACGATACGAGTACCACTAGGAATAGTAACAACGGCCTGTCCTGACGGGATCGCTATAGATGTATATACAGTTAAACCATGATCATCTAAGTCAGTAGTTAGTTTATTTTCTGCCTTATTAACAATCTTTGGTAATTGAGTGGCTAATTCTGTTGAATCATTCTCTGTTGTATTTTTTACATCTGTGATCAAATAATCATAGTCAGGCATGATTAACCATAGTAAACCATAACAACAGAATGAGAAGTTGGTGCAGATACTTTAATTATTCCATGAAACTTTACACCCTGTTCACCAAAATAAGTATCACGATCACCAGCAAACTTAATTCGTGTAAGAGTCTTTGAAGTATTAACAGAAGTAAAAGTATCTGTGATATTACATGTACCAGTAACAGCAGCCGTAATACCTAGTATACGAGTACCTACTGCAATAATATCTCCCATTCCACCTGTAGCTGTAGTTGGTACAGTTGAGGTAGAATAATCTATAAGCTGTCCACTTCCTGTAACTGTTGCAGTTTTAATATTTGTAGCCATGTTGTTCCCTTCAATCTAGTAAAGAAGTAGAAGAGAGTTTTTACACTCTCTCCTATATCTTTTGGTATTAGCTACCTGCACTACCGAAGTAACCACGCCAGTCAGAGAACCCGAAGCTATAACGCTCACGAGCCTTGAAGCGGAGATTACCAGTATCAAAATCAGGTTCCATCTTAGTTTGAAGCGGAACACGATTAAACATTTTGGCACCATTAGGCACATCAGTTTTAATGAAGTAGTCGTTAGTGTTTGTAAACCTACGATTCACAAAGAACCCATCAGGAATCATACCCATATGCCGAACAGCATTAATGTTGTTCTGGGCATAATTTCCATCACCAGTTCCACCAGCCGTAGTCGTTCCAGGCGAGTGCAGAATTTGATCTGCCGTAGCCCAGAGATCAGCCGGAATATGAAGGGATTCGGCTGAAGCACCAATCAGAATATTCCGATCATCTTTGATCTTCTGAATACTCGTCAAGGCAGTCTCCAAAGCAGATTCAGAAAGATCTGAAGCAGCCATTAGATTAGACTGATTTGTCCCTGAAACAGTTGGGTGTGATGCACTAATAAAAGCTACGCCATCTCCACCAACCCAAGCAGCAGTAGTCTCAAATGCATTATTAAATACATCAGCACCCTTTACCTGCTTAGTGTTTGCCATTGCACGAGCAAGACCACGAGCACGAAGTTTGGAGAACGTATCATAAAGATTGTCTTCCATAGCTTCTTCTGTGATTGCAAATGCGAGAGCAACCGTTTCATTGGTGTAACGAGAAACGTAAGTTTCTTGTGCGGTATCGTAGCTGACTGCTGAACCCTCACCCTTAACAGGTGCAGTTCCGAAGCCAGTGAACATTACTTCCTCTTCAAAAGCACGATCAGAATTTTCGCTCTCATAAAGTGGCTCTAGTTCATTATTAACCTCCCCGTACTCAAGACCGAATACGGCATTAAGACCAGGAAGGAGTTCTTTGGCAATACTAGCTCTTGAAATAGCCATATTATATCCTCCCTATTTAAATTGGGCCAACAACACTAGCCGCTACATCATACATCGCAATTTCATTACGCAGTATTTTAACTGCCATAATAGGAAATGCGTTGTCTGCTGCGATAGCAATGTCGTTACCAGGAACGTCTTTAACGCCAACAACCTTTAGTTGGGCAGTTGTCGCTACTCGTGTAGCAGCCTTCAATCCAAAACCAGAAATACCAGTCGCAGTATTTCCGCTTCCAAGTGTAAGGTCAAAGTTAAGATAGACATCCCCTGCCGTACATGAAGCATCTGCTCCAATGTAGTACGTCATTTCGGGGTCTACCATTACCATTGCTTCAATATTACTAGCTGAAGTATTAGCGGGCCAATATTTCTTCCATGTCGGCACACCATCAGCTTCATAATATACACCTTGGAATACACCAAGAGCGTAATCAGCAGCGGCACTTACTGGCTCAATATTTCCCAGGCTCACTTTTACAAGATCACCAGTGAACATATTACGGGCATCAGCAGATGCGATAGGCATCTTTTTGATACCAGTACTATTAGCACCAGAACCATATACACGTGCAGGATGAAGACCAGTTAGGGCTTTAGTATCCATTTAGTCTCTCCTTTATATAATCAAACTAAAAAGAATTAGTCCTGAAATTTTGGACTTTTTCCTTTAGTCACGGTTGACTTACTATTATTAAAAATGGGCATACGTGAATCAGAACTATTCATTAATTGGCTATTAACCGCATTCATTAAATCATCAGCCTTCTTCACAAAGTATTCCCGTCTCGCTATTGCACGATCTTCAGGCATTTTAGCAAGGGCTACATCACCCCTAACAACTGTACCTGCATAGCGACCTCTCTCCATCACGGTAGAGCTTGCTCCCAATTCTGGTACTTCATCTGGTGTTACGAACACCCATCCATCTCTTTGACGCTTTCCAACATTTTGATAGTCGTCTGCACCTCGTATCTGAATTCGTATCCAACGAAGAACCATACCCTGATTTTTAAATCTAGATGTTACCTCTTCAGAAATAGTTAAAGCATCTTCTTCTTCAAAGGTATAAGTGGTTTCTTCTCTGGTTTGACTTTCCCTTTCTTGTGAACTACGTGATTCTGTCCGTGCCATGATTATTATCCTCCACGCTTATTGGTTATGATGTTAGTATACTCGCCTTCAGCCTTATCAACTTTAAGCTTTTCTGCTGCATATACTTCAAGTGGTATCTGCCATTTATTAGCCAATCGTACATCTTCCTGGCTTAACTTAACCTTTCGGTTACTGGCAGTACTGGGTGAGCGTGACGTACCAGCCACCACTTGAGCAGGTGACGTTTCCTGCTGACGGGGTTGTGAATTAACTGGTTCAGGAGTTTCTCCAAATTTATTGGGGAAAGTATCCCGAAGCCGAAGATTCACTTCTTCATAAAAATCGTCATCAGAAGGATCAAATCCCTCTGCCTTTAATTGTTTATCAATCTCTAAAGCACCATAGGTCATAATTTGATCCTGACCGAACCAGTCATTTTCAGATGCCCATCTCATTGCTTTAGGATCTGGAGTAAATTCCTCTTGTTGTTGCTGAACCGTTTGTTGGTTCTGTTGTGTTGTTTCATATTCAGTTAATGCTGTTTTAGCTTCATCTATACGTTGCTTCTCAAATTGAGCCTGATTTAAAATTTCTTGTGATTGAAGTAACTGTTCTTTATCCCCGCTATCGAATGCATTGAGATATGCAGCCCTAGCTAATTCAATCTTATCTTCAACTTGTTTTGAACTCAACTCAATATTGTGTTTAACATTTGTAGTAACTTCGGTTTCTTTAGTACTTAGTTTAGATTGAAGCGAATTATTTTGATTCATTAACTTTTGAATTTCTTCGTCACGATCTTTACGTTGACGAATTAATTTACGAATTCTTTTTTCCGCTCCCTTAGTTTCAATACCATCCAACTCAGGATCATCTGACTGAGATACAGATTTTTCTGGCTCTGGCTCTGATTTAGTTTCAGCAGCGGTAACTTTTTCTACAGGTTCAGTTGTAACCTCAACTTGTATATTCTCACTGTCTGGAATAGTAATTTGGTTCCAGCTACCATCTTCACTTTCTTCTACTTCAATTTCTTTTTCTTCTTCACTCATAATATTCTCCGTTGTTGACGAGTCAAACGCATTTACGTCTAATGGTTATATTATACACTATTAAGTGCCTAGTACGCAAGTTTTTTATTAACTTAGATTAAATGTTGGATCTAAGTGTTTGGGGGAATCTACTCGCATTAGGATCTGATCATCAAATAGTAAGATGAACCGCTGACCCTGATAGAATAATTTCTGTCCACTATGTTTACCATAACAAACAAAATCACCCGCTTTACACCACGGTCCCTTTGGAAACTTATTCTCATCCTGATAAGCTAAGTCACCCACTATTTCTACCTTACCTACCGTAGTAAGATAAGCTATATCATCCTTTAGTGAGTCTGGAATAAAGATACCACTCTTAGTCTTTTCCTTTACGGAAAAAGGTCGGACCAGAATATGGAACCCAGGAAGATGCGGTGGTTCAATTAATTCTACATCTCCATCTATTGCATCAATCCATTCGTCATTCTTAATAGCATTAGCTAGTTGTGGTTGTCTCATTTTTTAATCCTCTTCGTCATCTGAATATTGTCTACGCTTAAGTATGTCAGTTAATTGTTGTCGTGACCATTCTATACTACTAATAGACCCTACTAATTGTCTATAGTGAGCATAGTCTTCTATACTTCCAGATGCTAGAGAATTTTTTAACGCCTCTATTTCTTTATTATATGATGTAATTACTTCATCCCAAATATCCATTAGGATATAATTGCCCAGATAGAAATACCTACTGCAATTAAACTAATCCACATAGCCTTACATGAAGTTCCACACTGGCAATGTCCAGCTATGATAAAATGTTTTACCCATTCTTTCATTATTATCTCCTATGATAAACTTGGACCTTTATTTTCACGGGTACTCTTTATTGGATTTGGAATATCATAGGTATCAGATGGAAATTCTTCCGTAATACCTGTCTTAGCTCTAATACTCCAGCTAGAGTAATCTACATCATCCCAGTCACCAACGGATCGACTGGTATCATTATTACCCCATACACCCTGATTTTTTGCTTTACTCATAATTTATTCCTCTCCTCCTAGTCTTTCGTCTCTGTGGGTTTTAATATTTTCTAGTTCTATATCACGTTCAGTACGTTCTTCTTCTTTAGCGAAGTCAGCTTTAATATCAGCTAACTTCAGTTTCTTCTTAGTTTCATCTTCGATAGTTACTTTTGATACATCAGACAAAATTTTCAAAGCATTTTCCGTTTCTTTAGCTAAACGATCTTTTTCTTTTTCCTCTGATTTCATTAATGCGTCAGCACCCTGTTTAATTGTTTGAACCTTTAAGGTATCTTCTTTAAGATTAAGCTCCCTATTCTTAAGTTGCATTTCAGCCGTATCTTTAAGAGAGGTTAAATCTAACTTCTCTTTCTCAAGCATTAACTGATCTTTTTGTAATTGAATAGTTTGTTGTTCAACAGATTGTCCCATTCCCTGTGCAGCCATTTGATTAGCTTGCATGACCTGTTGGGCAGCCTGTGCCATAGCCTGTTCAATAGCGGCAGGATCTTGTGCTCCCTGTGTTAACTGTTGAGTCATACCACTCATCTGTTCCTGATATTTCATAACAGAATGTTCTTGAATATTAGCTTGGATTACCGGAGCAATCCGTTGCATAATAGGATTAGCTCCATTAGCCGGATCTTGAAGATAAGCCATCTTCACCTGAATATGTGCTTCATGGTCCTGTCCTGGGAAAGCTGCAATAGGTAATCCTTTAGTTGCAGCCATAATATCTGAGACAGGATCAAGTTTCTGTGGCTGTTGTTTAGGTGGTAGTATCTCTTCAACATTTGGCATATTAGCTGAATTAAGAATAGTTCTATTTAAAGCTTCTAAGTTGAACATACCAGGAGGCGAGTTCTGGGCAAGTTGAAGTGCCATTTGAGCCATCATCATCCTATGTGCATTTGAAGGAATATTTGGGTCACTCACAGGTAAGACATCTACACGCCCATCAAAGTCTTTCCTAAATATCTGCTGATTAGCATTAGGAATCTCATATGGATATTTAGAAGGTAGGTACTCATAATCTATTGAGGCCAACACCCTAAACTCATCTTTCTGAGATTTGTGGAGTCTCTTGTGGACTGCACTAAAGAACTTACTTGATGCTTCAAGTAGAGCCATTGTAGTACCAACAGGACCGTAAGAAGCATTATCCGAAATTACTTGTTCCGAACTATCAGCAAACTTTTGTCCTGTTGCCGCTACAAATGTGAGCATCTGGTAGAGAGTTGAGGAAGGCTCCTTATATGGCAAGGGAACAATAGCC